ATTATAATACAGAGCAATTTTAGTTCCATTAGGAAACAAACGTATTGCTTCACGTTTTAAAACTATAGTGTAAGGAGGATCTTTTTCTAATCCTTCTTCAATAATCTCATCTTCTTTAATGGTTGTCAAATTAATGCGATGGGCTCTAACTTTGCGACCAGTAGGTGATAATTTATAATCAGATGAATCTACTACTTCTTCACCTGCTTCTTTAACTACACGCCTTGCTTGTTGGTAAATTTGTTTGTTATTAACAATTGTATTTACCATTTTATTAAATAACTGTTGTACAATTTCTCTTTCTGCCTGTGTAAAGACAGGTTTTTCTTCCTTCATTTTTTCTAATACGGCATGTATTCTTTGTATCTGTGCCTTATTAGCTAAACCAGCTCGTACTAGATTGTCAAACTTACTATAGTCTGACTTTTCTTCTTCAACAATTTGTACGAATTCATTTAATGTTTTCATTCAGTTTGTTCGGCTGCTGGTTCTTCTTGTTGTTCTTCTTTACCACCAAAAACGGTAGATGCCATCTCTTGTTTTTTTGCTTGTAATGCTTCTATTGCTCTAGAAGAAATCATATCGTTCAATGTCTGCTTTGCTTCAGCAGCTTGACCTGTACTCACCTGACTGATAAATGATCTAATTTGTTCCACTTTTATCTCCTGTTATCTTTTATTTATGCTTAAGGAATACTTCTCTACTTCAGCATCAAGTTGCGGTGTCATCGACTCCGAGGTGCCGTCCTCTTGAGTGTTGTCTTGGGGAGGAAATTCTGTTGCTGAAACCCCTTCTGTTTGGGGTTGGTTGGCACCGAGAACGGGGCCTTGTTGGGCTTCGGGGAGGTTTTCGCTTTCATCTTGTAGTTCCTTATCCATCTTGTTAATTTCATCATCAGTAAAACGTAATACATTCTTTTTAATCCATTGTTGAGAATAATATCTACCTACAAATGGATCAACTAAAGTTAAAAGATTTAATCTTTCACGAATCAATTCTACTTCACTTAACTCAGTAAAATTATTGTCTTTTCTAAAGTCGTAATAAATGTATTCTTTAAATTCTTCCCATTCATCTGCCGTACATACGCCTTTTAATACCAGTTGTTTGCGTAATGCACCATCAAATAACTGTGTAAATTTATTACGTAGTCTTGTGATAAATTTCATAAACTTAACTTCATCACGTGTTACTTCTGTACTTCTGCCTACACCAATTAGACCACCACCTTGTGGTTCTATACGACTAAGTGGTACATTAAGTGACTGTAATAATTTTTGACGGAAGTATTTTACATCTTCCATTTCACCTAAGTTTTGTCCGGCAGGTAGTGTGGTGATTTCTGTACCTTTACCACCTTCACGGCGAGGTAACCAGAAATCTTCTAACATCGACATGTGTTTACGATCATCACGCAGTTGACCAGTCTCAGCATCATAAACCATCTTGTTACGATACTTGACCATAATATCACGAAGATATTGTTCTGCTTTACCTTTTGGTAAATTACCAACGTCAATATAGAATATACGGCGTTCTGGTGCTCTTGAAATACGGTAAATAACAACCGCATCTTCAATCATGCGTAACTGATTGAGTGGTTTAATTGCTTTATGCAGATAAGAAATAACAAACGTATTCTTAGCATCCATTAAACCAGAATTAACATTTAAAACAGATTCAGGTGCAATACGTAAACCTGTACTTACTTGTGCAGTATAATGTTGTGTTGTTGTACCACGGTCATTGTAAACGTAATACTCGGCCAATGATTTAATAATCATAGCACCAGTTTTTGGATCACGTTCTTTTTGTATTTCACGTACTTTGCGAATCTTACGTGGATCAATGTATCTTAGTTCTTGTATACCTGCTTTTGGATCTTTATCATTTACTACAACATGATAGTAAATTCTACCATCAATGTACCAACGCTTGAATAGATCATCGGCAAGATTATTGAAATTCATCATGCGAAGAATAGTATCAAATTCTTCTTTAATTCTTTTCTTAATTGATTCTGGTTGTTTTAATTTATCTAAAACAATATCAACACATGTACCGTCATTGTCATGTGTGATGGCCTCATTGACAATTTCATCAATTGCCATTTCCAATTCTGGATGATTCGCCATTTCACGGTAACGAGTTATCAGTTCTAATTCATTACGAATAGAACCTTCTAAATCAATATATGTACCGTAGTGGGCATTTTGTGTTATTGTGACAGCACCATCATCTAGTGCTTCAGTTGGAAGTGCAAAAGAGGCCTGCTCAGGTTTTTCAACCTGAACTATATCCTTTTGACCGAATGAGAACCCGAAAAGTTTTATTGCCATTAATCATTCATCCTAAAAAAACTAAAAGTAGGGGAAAATCCCCTACTCTTATACCACAGCGTCTTCCACAGATTCCCACCATTGATAGGTGAGAGTTACTGTAAATTCCTCAATTGCATCGTTTGAACCCCAATCAAGTTCGATTGGAGCTAAGTCTGTTGGAAATACACCGATAAATTTGTATTTCTTCAATTCATTACCTGCTTTACCATACTGGCGAACTTCTGCATCTACAGAGTAACCGTTTGGTGTTTGTGCTGCTGGATTACGAACATTAAGAGAGTGACTATTAATTGCGTTCATCCATCTTTCAAATGCATTACGAATTACAAAATCTTCATCGTTAATGATATTTATAGTCCAATCCGTAAAGGTTCTATTACCAACAAATTTTAGTTCACGGCCAAAGTAGTTTACTGGAACAATACCTAGTGTTGAACCAGGTAATTGTGCGCTACGTGCCATGAATGTTGTTTTTTGTTGTGCTGTTCCTGGTGATGAAAAGGCAGGAAATGGTAGTGACACCTCAAATAAATTTGGGCGAGCACCATCTCCTGTCATTTGAGAGCGGAACTGATTTACATTAAATGCCATTTTTTTCTCCTATCTCTCTATTTAGAAGCGTCCAACAATTTCGTCAAACGCAACACCTGTTCTAGTTGCAACGAAATTAAGTTGAATAAAGTTAATGGAACGAGCAGGCTTAATGTAAATGTCACCAATAAATTCATTGCGATCAATAACTTCTGGTGTATTATTTGTTGTGTCACAAACTACACGGAAATCATAGATGCCACGGCGACCTTGAACATCACGTAAGAATGGCTCAACTAAGTTAATAAATTGAGCTCTTGTGAAATCATCATTGAATTCAAATAGAGATGAGCGAGCTGCTCGAGCAATCGTTTTCTCTAATACAATAAACAGACGGCGAACATTGATTCTATCAAACGAAGATGGTTTAGATAAGAATGTTTTATCACCGTAAAGTAAAGTACCTTCACCTGGGAATGTAACAACAGGATTAATACCTAATTTGTACAAACTATCTCTTTGTGATTTTGTTGGATTCCAAGAAAGTTTAATTGTGTTTCTGATTTGACCACGATTTAAACCTGCTGGTGAGAACCATGGATCACGTTGCAGATCAGTACGAGCACATAAACCAGCTGTGTCACCATTCAATGGTACCCAACGATAAGTGTCATTATACTTGTCAAATTGATATTTCCAACCAGAATCTATACAGACATATGAACTTCTATCAGCAAAGTTATTTACCCAAGATGTGATAGAGGTTATTTCATTTCCTGAATTTTCCACAACATCAGATAAGTTCGGTGAAATAAATGCAAGGCAATCTTTTCTAGATTCAGCTAAAGAAAGTAGATGTGTAGGTGTTGTAGTTCCACTAGTTGCACCTGCCAATATTAATGAAACATCTACAGAATCAGGATTGTTAAACAAATCATAAGATGTATTACGATTTGCTGCTGTTGGTGATTGTGAAACACCACCTGACAGAGTAAAGTCTGTTGAAGCTAGTTGTGTATAGACTAAGTTATCTGTTGCTGGTCTGCCCCAGTTTGTACCTGTAGCAGGATGTGATAACCACCAAACATATTTTGATTGACTATTAATAACATCTTTGTAATAGTTTGATGAACCATCGTCTTTTTTGGCATCAGATGCTTTTGATACGAAACCAAATTTTTCTAAAACAGTATTAGCAGTACCACTAATTCTTCCAGTAGTATCAATAACTACAATATGTATTTCATCGTTAGCCAAATCTGAATTATTATTGTTTCTTCCAACATAATCTGATGTTGCTGGGTTAGAATCAAAAATTGTATAATGTGACCAAGAACTTAACAGTTCAGTATTAGCATCACACATTGAAATTTTAAGTGAGTTGCCTAAATCTCCTGGGTATTTTGCGGCAAACTGAGCAGCAGTACCTGAACCAGAAGAATGATTTTGTTCGTAGTCGCTTCTATTTTCAATACGAAGTGGTGTTCCAGAAGTTGTAGCGTTATTGGCGCTAGAACCTACAGAACGAACAACACGCAAATCGTTTGAGTATTGTAAGAAGTTTGCGGCTGTAAAGAAACTGGTGAATGTATTACTATCGGGTTTGCCAAATCTCTCAACTAATTGAACCTCATTACTAATAGAAACAATCTCACCAACAGGTCCCCATTGAAAGTCGCCAGCAAAAGCACCAATAGTAGTGGAAACAGAAGGAATTGCAGTTGTTAAATCAACTTCTGAAACATTCACGCCTGGTGATAGTTGAAAAGCCATGTTTTATCTCCTTTTATTCAGGCTGAATCGTGCATTTTTTTATCTAGTATTTATGTTTTTATAAAATTGAGGATGGATATCCACGATCAGAAACGAAAGACCATCTATCTTTACCGTCATCCACTTCTTCAGGTTGTAATCCGTTATCTACAAAACCAACTGGTGCAATACTTTCTTCAATTAAAAGATTCTGTTCTTCTACCAGTCGTCTACGAATGTCACTATTTGTGGTTTCTTTAAAGAATGATTGTGCAGCCAGCCAAGAAAACATTACCATGGTCATTGCCATATCGTCATGATTACCTTCTTCTGCTCTGTAAGTATCTTTATCTCTTGAAAAAGTATACAATTCTGTGATAGTATCAGCATCATTTAGTATTAATTTATCACTCTCTATCATAGCCTTAAAGTTGGCACATCCAATTTTCTTAACTGATACTGTGGTTTTTAGTCCAAATGATACTGATTTTTTAAATCCAGAAGATATGTGTTGACCTTTAATATTATGGTGTTCTAGTTTAAAGATGTTGTCATATTCTAAATCATGGTGCAGAATATCCACCACTTGTTGACCAATATTATTTGTTTCTACAAGAATGAAGGCTTCATTGTATCTCATGCCAGCAGCGTAGATTAATGTTGGATAGATTAAGGTTGGTATTTCATTACTTCGATATTTGGCAACTTGTACATATGGAATTCGTGTCACATCAATAACAGAAAATGCAGAGTAATCTAGACCAACACCTTCAGAACTGTCAACTGTAATAACATACATGTGGTCTTTTTGTGGGTATTCGTAAATATCAAAACCATCAGAAGATTCTATAGGTGTTTCATAAGTCAACGATTTAAGTTTTGCCGCAGAAATGAGTGTTGCGGTAGAACCAATAAATTCTGTTTCAAACTCTTGTCTGAACTGTTCTTCAGAAGTGTTTCTTATTGTTTCTTCTTTCCACTTTTGGTCACGGCCTGGTACCATCGACCAATGCACTTCAATAGGTTTGTACAGACTGCGTTTTTCTGTTGCATCTTTCCACATTTTATAGAAAAGATTCAAACCATTTGGTGTAGAAACAATAATAACTTTGGTGGTTTGACCAGAAGAAATTACAGGGTAAGTAGATGTAAAGAATTCTTCTGCAATATTATTTGGTACGAAAGCAAACTCATCAAGGAATACTAAGTTGTATGTACCACCTCGGACACCTGCACCTGATGTTGCATATGCATAAATTTTTGATTTGTTTTCTAACTCAATATTACCTCTATTCCAAACTAAAATGCCTTGTTGCATCCAAATTGGTAAATATTCGTAAGCATATTGAATACGACCAAGAATTTCTCGAGCAAGAGAACCTTTGTTGGCCAAAATTGCAATAGAGTAGTTATCTTGGAATAGAACACACCACAAC